CTCGACATCCCATTGTAATAATCAAACGGATAATCATGTGGATAGTCCATGTTATTTCCGCTGCCAGATGTTTCCTGCGGCTGGAAAATGTACTTTGATTCATAGATCCAGTCTTCACCATCCGGTAGCACATCAAATGTGACCGTTGTTTTTCTGGTTTGAACGTATTTTCCAGATTTTGTACTTTTGATTACATAACACTTCAAATATCCTGATCCAACATAAATTCTTCCCGCCGTTCCTGTAACAACATCTATATCGAAAAAATCTGATAACTCACTGAGCTTCTGCATACATTCTGTTACAGTACCTGCAGATACCACAACGCTAATGTTTCTTTTCGTAGACTTTCGCCTGATACTCATCTGTGGGCGACCATTATAATTATTTGTGGAATAATTCCACTCGTAATCCCATAAAGAGGATTTTGCGAGCATCTTATATGCTCCACGATCCAGATACAGCCGCTTACCTGCACTGTTCTGATAATAAATTTCCATTATGCCATGCTCACTCCTCTCACGAATCTTCCCAATTCCCGGTTATTGGCTCTGAATGTAAATCCAGCACGTTCAAATGCATCTACTGTCGCATCTGCAAAACAACCATAATCAAATCCTCCACTGTTGCCTGTCATATTGGCCTGCATTGTTCCGATATTCGCATTGACTGCATCGTTAAACGGTGTATACGGATCATAATCATCAAATGGATCCTCGAATCCCTCTATACACATCTTTCCAATCCAGGCAAATTTCTTTGACGGAGAATGGATATCAAGAGTATCTTTTACACCATCAACAATCCCAGAAAAGAAATTGTGAATCTTATCTTTGAACCATCCGATCATATTCTGAATACCCTGCCATAAGCCTTTTACGATATTGCCGCCTATTTCAAGCATCTTGCTAGGCAGGTTTTTCAAACCGTCTACAACAGCTGTCAAAAGCCCCTTGGCAGCTTCTGCACCTTTTTCACGCAGCTTTGAATTCCATTCGCTGACTTTCGCCACCGCGTTCAACAACCAGGTTTCAATATTGGAAGGTAAATTCTTAAAAAAGTTGATTACATTTTCCAGAAAAGCCTTTCCTGCTTCCCTCGCTTTTTCCGGCAATGTAATACACCATACTATGATTTTTCCAAGTGCATATCCAAGCCAGTAAGCAATATTATCTGGCAGTGCAATAAACCATTGCAGAAGATTATTGAACATTTCCGGAATCTTTTCTGTAAAGAAAGACTTGACCGCATCCCAGACCGTAAAGAAAATATCTTTGATATTCTGCCAGAGATTAATCCAGAACTGTCGGAATTCATCGCAGTTATTCCACAGGTAGATAAACGCTGCCACCAATGCAGCGATTGCCATAGCAATCCACCATACCGGGCATGCCAAAAATGCACTATTCAGCAAATACTGTGCCACTGTCATTTCTGCTTCCGCTGCTGCCGCGATTAACGCTTGTGCCTGCATCACACCAAACGCAACACCCAAAGCTACCAAAAACGGCACCAAGATCTGTGCATTTTCAATCAACCACTGGAAGCCATCCAAAACCGCAGCAATCACAGGCTCTGCTTTTTCAAAAACCTTGATAAACAGATCATTCGCTGTTTCTTTCACCTGCTTCATTTTGCCATCGGCAGTATCCATCATGGTGCTGTAGGCATCTTCGGTCGTTCCGGAGCTGTTTCCCAGATCATCCAGACTCTGCCGGAAGTTATCTGTTCCCTGTGTCAGTATCGCGTTGGCTGCTTTTCCGGCTTCAGCACTTCCCCACAAATTCATCAATGCGGAAGAATCACCATCAACAGAAGCCATCAGAATATCCAGTACATCTGCCAGACTGTATCCATTATCCATCAGCTGTGAAAATGACATGCCTGTCTTTTCCTGGAGGACTTTTCCGACATCTGAACCACTGTCACCTAGTTCATTCATCATCGATGACAAATATGTAGTTGATTCCGCTGTGCTGATACCACCCTTGGTCAGTGAAATGTATGCAGCGTTCAGATTTTCCAGATTCACACCATAAGCAGAACCGGTTGAAATCGCACGTCCCATATTGGAAGCCAGTTCATCCACCGTTGTAACACCTTTGTTCTGAACCAGGATAAACTCATCGGCAATCCTGCTGGCATCATCCGCGCTCAATCCATAAGCATTGATAGCAGTCGTCAAGCCACTCATTGCTGTTGACGATGATGTAAAACCACCAACAGATAGTTTTGCCGCTGTCTGCACCGCTGCCAGTGCCGTCCCCATATCTTCCGTAACAGGAATACCGGCGGACATTGCCTGATACAGTGTTTCATTCAGTTCTTCCGCAGAAATGCCCGTCTGTTTTGACATATCCGCAATCTTACTTTTTAAATTATCTGTATCAACACTGACGTCACCAAACAACGTGCTTGCCTTGGAAAATGATGTTTCAAAACTGCTGCCAACTTCCCAGACCTGCTGAGATACGTCTTTGAGCATTTTTCCAATACCAAGCGCAGCAATTGTCTTTTTTAACGATGACAATCCAGACTCTATACCGGTCTCATCTAATTTTGTATCAAAAAGCAAACTTCCATCTGCCATGTCCTGCACCTCTTTCATCTATGGCGCAGGCGCTGTGGCTCAGGCTCTTTTAACTTCCAAAATACTGATTAAATTCTTCCTCTGCTTCTTTTTCTTCCTCCGACTCTTCCGGGAGCGGAGTCCATGCGTACTTCAATTTCCGATACTGCTGTTCCGGTTTTTCCTGTTTCGCACCGGTATAAGCACGATATCCCATAATCTCATTGAGCATTGTTCCGGAAAGCCCTTTCAGCAATGCCAAAAACTTATGCCAGTGCAATCTAGTTTCCATCAGATCAATCCTGTAATTTTGCATAAACGCTGCATAAATGTAATCACCATCATATTCGTAATAAAGCGTCTGATCACCGTCGCCGGATCCATTAGGGACCTTGCATGACGGAAAAGCAAAATCAAATATCCCGGTATAATCTTCTACGCAGTAAAAAGCAGGCGGTTCCACAGAAAATAAATAAGCGATATCCAACACCCCTCTGCATCCGGCATTTTTCCACCGCTGGAACTCAATGCAGAAACGCATCCATATCCGAAAGTCTGTGTGTATAGAAAAATCCCTGCCTTGTACCTGAATGGTATTTGGCAGAGACTTCTCTGTCAGATCGATCATGCCCCGAAACGTCCCATCATGGACTGACTGTTCTTCGGCATCTTGTCAACGGTCTGGATCAATTTGTTGAGTTCTTCCGGTTTTTCAAGAATTTTCATGATTGTCTGAACTGTTTTGTCATTCTCATCAATTGCAATACTGTTCGCTGCACGTTTCGCCTGCAGTAACGGTCTGTCGTATCCCGCACGGATTCCAAGATAAGAGATAGTGATCGCATTCAGATCAACTTCATCAAAGCTATCTGTTTCAAAAATCTCCATGGATGCTTCCGGTCCTACTGTTTTCTGGACAAAATCATACATGGTCTTATACTTTCGATCCTGTGATACTGACATGGATGCATTCTGCTTGTCAATCTCCTCCATCTCCTTACTGATCTTCGCTGTATACTTTGGTAGCGGATACCCCAGATTGTTGTACATCAGTTCATACTGCATTGCTTGCTACCTCCTCTGTACTTGCTTTAAAAGTCGGTGCACCGGCACTCATGGTTGCCACACCATTTGTGATATCTCCGGCAAAGATTACTTTAAAATTCAATTTCTTATCCACTGTTGCAAGATCCTGTACGGATAATACAGAATCCGTCTCCCAGGCAAGATATCCACCGCCACTTGCCGGTTCATGCATAAACACAATCATGCATTTGATATGTGCTTCCTGCCCTGTCTTTCGTTCATAAAAATACGGCCATACCATCTCATAATCATCTTCCCCTTTGTACATAGTCAGATCCTGGTCAATCGATGGCTTGTACCGGTCTACCTCTGTGGTCGGATTCTCATCTGCAATATAATCATACTCATTTTCTTCCGGATTCATGGAAATGGTCAGTGTTTCTGACTTTTTAATCCGCTTATATCCGGTTCCCGGATCCAGAAACAATCCAATCTTATGCTTTTTTACAAGCTGTTTTACTGCTTCACTCATTCGCTTCACATCCTCCTCTTTCTTTCAAATACTGGATGGCAATCGATAACTGGTAAATTGCACTCGCATCTCCCTGTGAAACAATGGAATTAGAATCAGATACGTCGATATCCATACAGATTAGCTTTCCTGCCTTTGACAGATCCGGATAATCTTCCCCCATGTTCCTTTCTTCCACCCAGTTTTCCAGATCAGCTAGCATCTGCTGATTATTGACACGCTCTGGGTTTAACTGTGTTGACTTCCGTGCTACCAGTTGGAAATATTCTGTGGCCAGCTGACTGCCGTCCATATATTCCGTAACATTCTTATTCGGAGTTTTGAAGATGGCATAAGTGCCATCCTCCGCTTCGATCTGGTCAACCGCACACTCGGCAAACTCCATTTTCTGATACTCGCCAAGCCATTCGATGATACATTCTGATATTGTCACTTGTTTAATGCCTCCTGCGCTGCCTTTAAGATTGCTGCCTTACCACCATTATTCTTCATGTGTTCAAACCAATATTCGGTACGATTGTTCTCATGCTGCATCGGAATATAATACTGTTTCCTCGCGTACACCGTTCGGTAGATTACATTTCCACTACCAAGCTCTGTGTGCTCAATTCCACTTTGTTTTAAGGTCCCAGTATCAAACGGTACCAATGGATCACATCTCCGCAGCACTTCACTGTCAATCATCTGCTGGACTTCATACAACTTTTTGTTAATTTTCTCCTGTGTTCCGGGATTAAAAGATACTTTAACATTGGAAACCGCGCCCTCGGCGGTCATTTTTAAGACAAAATCTCTGGGGCAATGTACGTTAAATGGACTTCCCATTACTTGCACACTACCTTGTAGTGTTTCAGCATCGGAACATCTGTATTATCTGACATACTGCATACCGTTCCGGATTTCTGAAACTCTTTCTGCAGATCAGTAATCGTATACGCATCGCAGATCTCGCTTGCCACCTCTCCGCATACAATCACATCTTGGTTTTTCATTGGATTGATGGTCCAGAAATCTCCCAGAGCCTCCTTCCGCATTCCAGAATATGAAACTGCATCGATATACGTTTTTCCGCTAGTATCTGCTTCCGCCGGAATGATAATCGTCAAAAGCTGCGTAAACACAACCGCTCCGGAAGATGCTACGGTCCGTTCCGATCCATACCGGTAAGAAACACCGTGAATTACCGTCCTGTGCCATGTTTTAGATGCTGCATGATAGTTAAATATAGTAATCGTCTTATCATTCATCAGAACACACCTGCCAATCTGGTACCAATGCAGTCATAGATCAGCTCCCGTAAGGCATCCGAAAGCTGCTCTTTGCTCTGTAGCGAATAACTTTCTACATAGCCGTTATTATTAACCGAGGATACAGCTTTACCCGACATTCCTGCCTGATTCGTGTATAGGAAATTGCAGATCTGGAACACAGCGTTTTTTTCGTCTGCCGGATCAATCTCCATATACTCACCGACTACCTTACGGTATTCAATCTCCGCCTGCTGCTCTACTGCTTCAAACTGTGATTCCGGGATTACAACTGGAAAATGGGAGACATAATACTCCCAACCGATAATCTGTGACATTTATATCTCCAACCTTTCTAGGCTTTGCCTTTTAACGCTGCAATCTCCGCATGAAGAGATTCGTTCTCCTCATGCAGCGCATCATTCTCAGTCTCCAATTCCTCGACCTTATTTTTCAATCTCGTATTGGAAGTCTTCAAGCTTTTATTTTCCTTTTTCAGTTCCTCCGTGCTATCCGCTTCCGGTTTTACAGCACCTACACCGACTGTTCTCATGATTCCCTCCTATTTTGCTTTTGTGCACATGAAGATACCTGCACATTTATTCTTATATACATCCACCAGCCCATACTTACGATATTTTAAGATATCCGCATCTGCATCTGCATTCATAGACGCTGGGATAATATCGTGTGCAACATGCTTGTCATACTTCATGACAGCCGTTTTATGAATGATCATGAAATTGATATCCTTTGCGGTTGCATTTTTCTTATAATGGCCTGCTTCCTCGCCGGTTTTACCGCTCAGCAAGTCAATAGCTGTGTAAAAACGGCTCTGGGGCACCTTTCTCTTAACGGAAAAACAATTCAGAATTTCTCTGGATTTAGTAGTATCCAGTGCCATTACACCATTCAACAGTGTTGGTGTCGCATACAAGATTCTTCCCTCTTCCGGAACTTCGTCCTCGTCCATCTTATTTTTTGCGTCAATCAATGCTTCCAGGAACTGTACTGCATCCGTAAAATCCTGACCTTCCAGTTTTGAAATTCCTTCCATAGCAGCAATGGTTGCAAAAGTAAAAGCATCTGACTCTGGTGCAACTTTTGTACGCATCAGTTCCGCACCACCTCGTGCAAATGCAAGTTTTTCAGATTCCTGATCATCCATCACATCCACGCTGATTTTTGTTCCACGATCATAATTGCACTTGGAAGTTTTCCATTTCAGATCAACCGCACCAGTGGTATATCCGGTATTGCGGTCATAATCTCCAAGACCAGTTACATCAATCTGCGGATAAATCACCTCACCTACGTTTGCACCGGCTCTCACCATAGTTGCGTCACAGGTCAGATCAGAAGTAACAGAAGCTAATTTGTACACTTCATCTAAATTGGCTACATAATTTTTTGGTAATACTAATGTGTTTGGCATTTACTTATTTTCCTCCTTCTCCTGCCGGTGGAAGTCCCATGGCAGCTCTGCAGTCTGCTTCTTCTTTTTCTTCCGGTGTCAGCTTGCCGCCACCGATATCTCCAATCGGGTTTCCTTTTCCGGCAATTTCAATTGCATCTCCAAAAAGCATCTTGCTGTCCTCGGCTTCGGTCAAAGTTTTGATTGCCGCTGCAATGTCCTCTTTCTGGTTTTTGGACTGCATCAGTGTTTCTGTATCCAGTAAAGCAGTGATTGCTTTCACATTCTTGCCATGTGCCGCTGCAATCCCCTCTTTGATCAGATCGTTAAAATCACGCTCTGCCAGCTTTTTCTGATAATCAGATTCAATATTGCCTTTTTCTGTCTCCAGATCAGTAATTCTCTGATTCAGTGCGGATACATCCACATCTTTATACTCATCCAGTTTCGTCTGCAAATCTTTCATTGCAGTATCACTCGCTTTGATCGTATCATTTGCCTTGGTCAGCTTCTCTGTCTGTTTATCATAATCTGCCATGGTCTTATAATTCTCCAGAACAGCTTTCTCGAAGTCTTTTTTATGATTCTCCGGCACTTCGATTCCGAACTCTTTCATAATGTCAAAAATATTTTTCATGGTTTCTGCCTCCTAAAATGATTTATGAATCGCATTTTCTGCGATCAGGATATAAAAAAGCACCGGATAATCAAACCTTTTCAGATTCAACTATTCGGCGCTTCGGCTCTATTGTTATGACTGATTCATTCCTACAGCGTTTGCAGTATGCCGGGTAATTTACCAGTTCGGTATCTTCCCGCAAAAGAATCATCTTTGGGTTGCCACATACCGGGCAACCATACCAGTATTTTTTTAACATGATTATTATAACCCAGTTGTCTGTTGCAGGCAACCATTCCTTTCCAACTTTTTATATCGCATGGAACGCTTCACCCTGCGTCCCGGCGGGAGATATTGGATCACCGCCTTTCTATGCGACAATACTTTTGAATCCATACGCAATCGCACAATCGTGTTCGATGATGCAGTCACGTGCATCTTCCCAACCCGGTGCAAAATAGACTACATCTGCATCTGCTAAAAGTTCCAAAGATTTTCCCAAGAACCACAATGGTTTTGCACCTGCCGGTGCTTTTTCAAAGAAAGAATCGATCACTTCCACCGGTTCTCCCACCAGTTCAGATGCCTTTTCAATTGCTTTGGCGCGTTCTTCCTTGATTTCCTCGTCTGTCTTGCCGCGCATCGGCTGGCTGATAAATAATTTTTTCATGTTCTTTTACCTCTTCCTTTCTTAAAAATGGGTATAAAAATACCACTAACCATTTCTGATCAGTGGTATCAATCAATATTAATCTTAAAATCGCACTTATCACAACTAAAGTGATGCAGATTATTTCCTTTGTGCGTAACTTTTCCTTTTTTGCATTCCGGACACTGTACAGTTCCGCCTGCTCTTAGGATTTTTAATATTTTTCCGTCCTCTTTATCAATCATGATACACAGCCCTCCATTTATAGTCTGGATATCTCTCATTTACTGATTTAATTATACTCCTCAAATCATCACCCGTCAATTTTCCTTTTCGATGTTTCATTGCCTGGGCATCACATACACATTCTACATGTCTTCCGCATTCCTCCGGGTAATCCAGATGTGTTTTTTCATGTATAAGCGTTTCCACAACTTTCTTTTTTGTTTTACATTGCAAAGCGTTTATGTATATCCTCTTGCCACGTTGATATCCATACAAATTTTCCATTCCCATATCTTCAACAGATGATTTGTTATTTAGAATTTGTACATCAATATTATTTTTTTCGATAAATTCTATAACTTCCTGTCCTATCTCACTTCGTTTCAGGTCTTTATAGATATTCTCTGCCAAAATAACATCGCCTTTTTCTACTGGCTCCACTGAAAACAATTTTTCAGCTGCTTCCCTTCTTGCACGTGACACATTGACTCTTTGAGTAGTTTGCGTCTTTTTCAAATCAGACGTTCCCTTAATAACCCTTAACCGGTTATCCTTTGCCCGGATTCCCATTGCATTACTGAAATTATGATATTCCTTGATCTGCTTGCGCTTCTGTGCTTCCAAAACAGAAGTATCACCGCCGATTGCTTTCTGTGCTTCAATCTCCCGTTTGGTTGCCCGGATATCACGCTCCATCTTGCGCTGTTTCTGGGTTGCCTGATAATAATTATACGTTTTACCGTGATACTCTTGCGGTTTTGGCTCATCTGGCCATGTGTTCGGCTCACTGACTCCTTCAAAAAACGGATAGAAATCATGTCGGCAGTTGATTCCCTTTAACCCGTCCACTTCTCCATAATGGCAGGCAGAAAAATTCGGGTATTTTTTATTCTTTCCGCTACGACTGTAAATCTTTCCCTGCCATTCAGCATGTTCCGGACGTGCTCCCCAGTGTGCACTGACTTCCACCAGATCAGTATCCGTCTCTTCAATGTAGTGCATGGAGATCTGACCGGCAAGCTGACTGTTTGCGGTCCGTATCGCCATTCGTGCAGCCGTATCTAGCTGGTACGTTCTCCCAGAAGTATAATCAATACTGCGAAGTCCACTCTGTGCCAGTTCTTTCACACAATCATTCACACACTGATCATAAGAAAAGGTTCCAGTAGCCATTTTTATCAATGCCTTATCCAGATACTGCCTGTATGCATTTTTTAAAGCGGTAGTGCCATGTACACCTTTAAATCCAGTTGATCTGGTCAGATTCTTCAATGTTCCGGCAGTTGCTTTGCTCATTTCCTCAACCATTCTGGTAAAAGCACTGTCTTTTGTCAGTTCCATACCCGCCTGCTGCCACGCTTCCATGTCATAATTAAAGGACATATCGCCAGCATTGGCTATGATATCATTTCCGGCTTCCTTTGCAGCGGCTTCTGTGGCTTTGATCTCTTCCCGGACAAATTCTTTCCATTCCTTGGTATTCTTTGCCACCTCATCCTGAAAAGCCTTGTCTGCTCGGATAAGCTTCATCACCTCAGCTCTGATCTGATCCGGACTCTTGCCAGTTTCTTTCATTGCCTGTGCCATCAACTCCGCAGTCTCTGTAAACCGCTTTGCCTTCTTTACGCGTCTGGCAATGTCAGCGATCACATCCTGTTCCAATGCCTGGTATAATGCAGCAATCTGATTTCCCAGCATCTCAAGCTGGTTTTCTGTCAGCATTAATCTTCAACCTCCGGATCATCCTCCTGCACCTGCCCTTCATAAACTTTCAGAGCTTCTTCCCGGCTGACATTCAGCCGTTCCTCGATATACCGGATGGTAAATTCCGGAATATCCGAAAAGGTCTGCGCATCTGTCCTCATGCTCTCCATGCGGGTATTTTTATCCTCGATGTAAGAATCATCAAAATCAATACAAATATCTGCTGTGAGGTCAAATGACGTGTTCTGGAAAGTGTTGGAAAACCATAAAATAGCACGTACAATACCGCTGATGTACTGCCGTGCTTCTTCCCGCTGCTTATTCAGTTCCTGCATACAGTCCTGACGCTCTCCGATGTACTGAGTAGCCGTCTGGATCTGATTCTGCTCGAACACATATTTTTTACTACCAAACCCGAATGTCATGGAAAACAGGGATAAGCACAATTCAAATGCTTTCTTGATCTCTTCCACACGGATTTTCGGGTTGTATTCCTGAATGTAACCATTGCCATCTATCGGCTTTCTTCCAAGAAGCACAAACAGACGCTTCCATTGCTTAGACCGCGGCTTTGGATCGCCCGTCTTTTTATCAATCTCCACAATAGCTTCATTTGTGAGTACGAACTTCTCACCTTTTTCCAGATCTCCATTTAAGATCATGTGGCACAGGTCAATCTGTTTCAGCGTTGGAATAGCGCCGTATACTTTCGGATAACCAAAACCATCCATATGCCGGATATTATTCACTTCTGCTACCTGCATCACCGCAAACGGCTTCACATCACCAAGAATGATCCAGTATGCTTCAATCTCTTTTCCGGATCTGTCAAATACAAAGGTATCTGCCCGGTAATTTCCTCCCTGCTGCGTAAACATGACCAGTGTAGTCTGCTTCCCGTCTTTTCCCAGTTTCGTAGAAGAAAAAGCAGCTTCCACCACTTCGTCATTCACGATCCGCAGCGGGATATAATCTTCTGCATAGCAATATGTCAGCTTTATTTCGCCGTTGATTGCTTTTCCATTGGTCAGATAAGTCGCATTATCCAAGCGCACATAAGCGGCAACCGTGCCTGCTGCCGACATCCGTTCTAACTGCCTGCGGTACATTGTATCGAACCGGTTATTTTCCAATACAGCATGTACAAATTCATTCTGCGCATCCTCACCGACATTGATATCAATAATCTCACAAAGGTTTGCATCATCCGCACAGCCACGTTTTGCAAAATTCATGCGGTCAATCTCATACAATTCACCGGTCACAGCAGTACGCTTGTGAAAGTCGTCAATCAGCTCATTCCTGTACCAGCGGTTGGCTTCCTCAATATATTCATATGGCTTGGTATGTATATGATATCCAAGCTGTCCCAGTTTTGTTCTTACACAGGATTCCATTGATTCCATTATTCGTCATCATCCTCCATCTCTTCCTCTTCGTTATCATCATACAAACCACTGTTTCTTCTGGATTCCATAATGTTTCGGTTATTACCGTAGATCAGTGCCATCACGCAATCCTCACCCAGTTTCGGGTACTCACTGGAGAAACTGCCATCTTTCAGCTGCTCATGCTCCAGCGTCGTCAGCTCATGCGCAAGGTGCGGACATCTGTCTGGATCCACCACAATCTTCTTTGCCATCTGCAGCCATTCCCAGCAGTAATCCCTGCCATGTCCACTTCCCCATCGTTTCACGGCTCCGGTCGCATTGAATCCCCAGTCCTGCATCTCTGCAATTGAATCCGGGCGGGCAGAATCACAGATAATTTCTACATTCATATATTTTTTAATCTTTCGTGCAAAGGTCGAATTTTTGCAGCGTTTGGAATACACTTCATCCACACAGTACAGAATATCTTCATCCTGATCATAATAGGATTTGATAAATGCCTGCGGATGCTCAAAACCAAAATCCAGACCATAGTCAAAATATGGCATGTTACTGATCTCTTCATCAGGAATCACACGTTCTTCCACATTTTCAAAGATTCCACCGCCTGTTCCGGTGACTTCTCCCATGTAGTTGTTCGCGTAATACCTCGGTTTATGAATTTTGAACCATTCCGCACGTTCAAAGAACCGTTTTCCAAGCCATTTCACCGGCACATTAAAATAATAGCTGTGAAACACCCTTGTCTCCGCTTTCTTCCGACATTCTTCCACGTACTGGTTCATGAAATTATTTTTACTCTTCGGTGGATTGAATACCTTTATATCTAGTGCGGGGGTATCAGATCGCAGAAACGTATCTTCGATGTTATCCATCTGTTCAATACCTGCCATCTCGTCACACTCTTCATGGATCAGTAGTTTTACATAGCCAAAAGACAGATTGTAAGACTTCAAACTGATTGGCTTGTCTGCTCCAACGAAGATCACGCACTGGCCAGTTTTCTTGTATCTTGCCATCATAGGACTGGTAGTGAATTCCCAGTCATCCAGATGTCCATGCCGGATCACAGTCTTCATGAACTGATTGTACACAGATCCACGCAGATCGACTTTATATCTTCTGGTATACACCACATGCGCTTCCGGATCCTGATAGATGGTTTCCTCTGCAACAGCCGCCCAGAAATTTGACTTGATCGAACCACGACCACCTTTGCTGACGATTTCCCGAATGTTTTCCTCACCGGAAAAAGCAGCATGTATGGAACGATACGGCTCCACAAAGTCAGAAGTGATATCAGTGATAGGTATGCTCCATGCATGTGCCGTTTCTTCTGTCTCTTCTTCTGGATTTAACTGTCCGGCATATTTGGCAATGGCTTCATAAGCTTTTACATTTCCCTGCGCTGCCTGCAAAATCATAGATGCATTTATTACGGATTCATAGGTGCTGTCCAATCCTAACGCCTGTAATTGTTCCGTCCATTCCGTTTCAACTTGTGCTGTCAGAAGCAGATTCAATGCCTTTTTAAAGTTTGCCTTCTGGTTTCTTGCTTCTCCAGATGCTTTTCCTGCTTTTTTTGCATTTTCACTGCGTTCTTCTCGTGTTCGTCTCGCGTTCAACAGTTCAATCGGCATCAGATTACTACTGTTTGCCATCACCTCACCTTCCCATCTCTAGCTATGCTTCACTCACTTTTATCATCGCCCTGCAGATTACCGTTTCATCCGCAATTTTCAAAAAATATATAACTTTATATATGCCGGGTCTCGCCGGGCAAACTGAAATTCCAAGCACATGACCATCTACATCACAGGTACCTTCTGCCTCACGCATATCCATATCGCAATTCCATAATTCATACTGCGCATCTGTAATCTGAAAGGGTAACTCATCACATGAAGTCACTGTCACATACAATCTCCTGTTTTCACCCGTGTACATTCTAAGTGTCTGCGTTTTCTGCAAAATAAGCCGCCCTCCTTTCCAGCCGTTCCTGCTCAATCGAATACTTCTGCAGCTGTGCTTCAATCGCAAAACCAGTCGTCTGTGCTTCAATTGTAAAATCTGCCATCTGTGCTTCAATCGTAAAACCAGTCGTCTGTGCTTCTGATGCATAATCCAGCATCCGGATTTCATATTGGATGTTCTCAATGTCAACCACATACAAAATAGTTGCCACATAAGCCTGATTTCCTGCATCATCCAACGCATAAAGAGCGACAATATACTCGCCGCTCTCTAACAATGGGACTGTCACCTTCCAGATATTTCCATCTGTTCGGTCGAAGATGATCTTACTGCTGCCAAGCAAGCCCCATACCTGCGTGGTCATTAGTCTGTTACCTCTACCGAGATAACGAATGTCTTGCCACAATCAACCGGGTTTGGTGTGATAGTTGCAGATTTGATAACCGGAGGTGCAGTATCCAGTTTCACTATTCTGGTTACGGTTGTTGTCTTTCCTGCTTTGTCTTTTGCGACAATGGTGATGGTATTGCTGCCCTCTTTCAGCGTTACATCGTTGCTGAAGGTTCCACTAGGAGTAACGGGTATGGGGGCTCCGTTTACAGTAACTGTAACCGGCTTGCTGGTTGCATCGTCTGTGGTACCTTTAACCGTTACGGTAGATTTATTTGTAATAAATCCTTCGGCCGGTGCAGAGATAGACAAGGTCGGAGGAATCGTATCAACAGTAAATGTTACGGATTTCTGCACAGCTGCATTTCCATCGTAGTCACTCGCAGTTGCCACAACGGTATGTGCTCCATCTGACAGAGCTGATGCTGGTGTGTAGCTGCAAGTGTAGCCGCCTGTCACTGCAGTCTTTGTGATCTTGGATGTATCTACCGCAG